TAAATGATTAAGACCTGCGTACACTTGTTCTCCTGCACTATAGTTAATTCCTAAATTATTTCCTGTATTAGTAAATACAAAATCTTCAACTAAGCATGGAACTGATTTAACTGTTCCATCAAACACAAAAAAACCTCCTGCTTGACCCATCCACCAAACTCTTCCATTTACATAATGTAGAGCGTGTTGCCCAATCAATCCACAGTTACTTCCAACTTGCCTTATTGAAAAAGTAAAAGGTGGTCCTACAAATTGCATTACATATGCTGAGGTATCTGTTAAAATTAAAATATAATCTTTACCTTTTGCTGCTCCAACAATTTTTGTACCACTATCTAATCTAAATGTACCCGCAGTATTTACTGAGGTAGGTGCATAATCAGATAAGTTTTCTTGATCAGAAAATCTAATGAACATTTTATCTTGCGTACTTTCATCTCCAACAGTTGTTTCTGTTCCAAGCAATACTAAATGTCGATCTCTATCTGAAACAATAGACATTACAGATCTTGTTGGTGCTCCACTTACAATTGTTGCTCTTGTTGTTAAAGCATTTGGGTCTGCATTTATAGGGTTCCAAGAAAAAGTTTTTCCGTTTTTAATTGTAGCAATCATGACTTGACCAAAATTATCTATTGACCATGAAGCAGGATCAATGATTAAATTACTAGTTGTTGCTGGAGATCCCCATGTTCCTCTTCCCCATGTGCCTGTTCCCCAACCATAACCTGCTGTAGCATTTAGTGGCCCTGGTTTAATATACGGATTAACTGTAGCTGTGCCACTTGTTGAGGTAGTTGCTGATGCAGCACTAGCCATTGTAATTGTAAAGCTATTAGCTGAAGATGTAATTACTTCAAAAGTGTTAGTTTCAAAATCTGATGCTACATATCCTGCACCACTTGGAGGAGTCACTGAGGTGAAGGTAAATAAATCAGCAACTTCTAAACCATGTCCCGATTTATTAACAGTAACAGTTGCTGAGGTGTCTGTTGTGTCAAAAGTACATCCTGTTAAAGCTGTATCCAGTGGAGTGATGTCATAAAAGGCACCTTCATAATAAATAATCAAAGTTTTATTAGTTCCTAAAGCTGCATATCTTCTTCCATCTAAATCAGCCCACACTAGTTGTTTTCTAACAGCTCCAATTAAAGTGTCTGATGTAATTTGTTCCCAACCACCAATTTTTTCAGGAGAACCGTATCTAAATCTTACAAAATCTCCATCCGTCCATTGACCTTCTGCTCCTGTCTCTGTGACTTGTTTATTGAATCCTGGTGCTATTTGTATGTTTGTTAAAGGCATACATTATTATATCATTTACCTTCTACTATGTCATCCTCACGAGTTTCCATATTTTTAATATCATCACTAAAGTAAAGTTGCCATTCAGCAACCATTTTTACTAAAACATTCCCTAAATGCCTTAAAGAGAAAGCCGTAAAATGAAGCTTTTTATTTTTTGTAATTATTTCAATTTCTTCTTCCGTAAAAACCATGTCACATGATCCATCATCTTTATTTTGTCTAAATTGCATTATTTTTTTGTCCCCCAATAGTGTCGTTTATCTCTATAGTGTTCAGTATTTTTACCATCTTTATCAACATAATGAAGAAAAAATTGTGCACACCAATCCCCATCATATTCTTCTCTCCAATGCTCTAATTCACAACCTAAATACATTACAGCATCTCCTGGTTCCAAAGTTACAGGAGTTCCCTCCATATAAATTGGCCATGGTTTATCACTACCAACATTAACGGTTACGCTAATTTCACAAGAGTCTCTGTCACTATGCTTTTTTAAATCTGAAAATTTTGTATACATTCTCCAAAAAGCATATGTTGGTAATAAATTTTTTCCTGATTCTTTTTCCATTAATGTTATTTTTTTTAATAAAATAGATTCCATTAAAGGATCTCCATAAAATTTTGTATCCATAGTATCACTTTGCTTATCATCAAAACTTGTAATATTTGTTCTGTGCCTCATCTCACAATATATTTTTAAAATTTCTACTTCATCTTCATTTAAAAAAGAGGGTATAACTTTATATTTAAAGTCTTTTCCTATAATGCCCATGCCACCACCGAATATCTTGTACCTTTAACCACCGGTTTTACTCCGTGAGGAAATAAAAAATTACTTGGCCAAACAATCATTCTATTTGCCTTTTTTTCAACATTGCTTATTCCTGAAAAATTAGGAAGTGCAAATGATAACTCACCACCTTCGTAGTCATCATTTACAAAAAAAATAAAACTTAAAGTTCTTGGTATTGTTGAACCGTGATCTACATGTAACATGTAGTGACCCTCATTCATATATTTTAAAACTTGAATTGTATTAATATTAGCCCTTACGTTTACTTCAATATCTTTTTCATATCTTTTTAGATATTTGCCAAACAAACATATCCAAAGATTACACCAATGAACGTTTGTTTTGGATTCTTCTGCTTCACTATTTGCTAAATCCCAAACTAAAGTGTTTCTAACTTTTTTGTTTATACTTCCTTCAATAGTATCACTGACAATACCTCCGGGATAAAAAAAATTTTTATTGTTTTCGCAAATTTTTAAAAACTTATTTAAAGTAGCTGTAGGTAAAACATTATCATAAATCCTAATATAATTGTTAAGTGTATTAAGTTTATCTAGATGATCCATCTAGTTTTTATACTACAATTACGGTATTTGTAAAGGATGGTAAAATGTAATCGAATTATCTAAACAATATTTTTCCCATGAAGATTCTAAAGGAGTATCCGCGTTAGGAATAATTGAATCTACATTTACAGTATCTAAATAACTCATGTATGCAACAACACCATCATGTATAGGATGAGATGGGTGATTTTTTACATTTAACATGTAAGCTTTTAGATTATCAAAATGAGTTTTTAATGCTGCTGAAGATGTAAATGTTACATCAACATTTTGATAAGAAATTGTGTCATCAGATAAAGAAGCCCATTTTTGATTTGATTTTACATTAATAAAATCAGAATCTGAAACAGATTTAATAACAAAATCTGATTCATTAGGAAGAATTAAATTATTCTTTTCTTCATCGTTTGCACAAATTTTTGCACATAATCCATCTGTAGAAAAAACTAAATATGCCATGTTATGCCTCCCAAATTATCATTGCACCAGAAGCACCTGGTTGTCCTGTTGGCGGACCTTGAGCTACACCTTGTCCACCATTACCAACACTTCCTCCATCAGTAGCACCAAACCAAACGTTTCTTGGAATGCCTGGTACTGACGATCCTGGAGCGTTACCACTGGATCCACCACCACCCGGAGTATAACGATTAGGGATTCCTCCTCCTCCGCCTCCTCCGTTAGCAGATCTTGAAAAAATTGTTGTTGCAGTTCCAGTACCGCCTGGCCCGGATCCGTATCCTGCATTACCACCTGCTCCACCAGCACCAATAACAAACGGATATCCTGTACTAGCACTTACAGGCCCGGTAAAAAATCCAAATCCACCAGTACCACCATTACCACCTATTCCATTATTAGGACTTGGAGCAGGATTGGGTCCACCGGCACCACCGCCACCGCCCCACAAATATATTTGATAGGCTGAAGCTGTTCCACCTGTAGTATACGTACCACTTGAAGGTCCTGTGTTCCATTTTGTTAAAACATATCCACCACCTCCGGCAGATCCATCAGATGCAGAAGTAACTCTTCCTTGTGCATCAACTGTAATGTCCGCAGTTGTATAAGATCCTGCAGTTACTGCAGTGTTCGCTAGTTTATCAGCAGTTACAGCATCATTATTTATTTGAGTAGTGTCGACTTCATTTGCATCAATTGCGCCATTATCGATTACAGTATTTCCATTTGAAATAATACCCATTCTATCTCCTTTAAATTTTTTCTAACTTTAATCTAAATTTTTCATTAGATTTGTTATTGATTAAGTATATATCGTCAGAACCTTCCTGTAAAGTCCAGCTCCCCTTTGTTCCATCAACTATATTACCTTCTGTTTTATGTTGATTATTAAGATGTAAATCCCCTGTATAAACATTCTGCCAAACGTTACCAGAGGCTCCCAAATCATAGGTGTCATTAGCACCAGGTAGTATATTACCTGTGGCTGTAATTGCTTCTGAAGTTATTGCCCCTGTTGTGATAGCACCTAAAGTGCTTAAGTTAGCATTTACATCAATAATATTTGTACCATTACTGTAAAGAATTTTTACTCCTTTATCTGTAGTTGAAAACGTAGGACCAGTTCCACCTGCAGTTTTAAATTCAACAGTAAATGCTCCAGAAGTATTGTTATAAACAATATAAGATTTTTCTATGCTATCCGGAACTGTAACAATTTGGTTTCCTGTGATTGTTCCAGATAATTCTATAATTAAATTTCTTGCATCAGAAGAGGAAGTAGAACCATCCGCTATTAACAATGCTGTTGTTTGCGCACCACCTGCAATAGATTTATTTACATAACCTTGCATCTGGTTAATTATTTCTAAATTTGTATTTGTTTTAGTTCCCCAAGTACCATCGTTGGCACCTGTAACCATTAGTTCTATT